CACGTGGCCGGCGTCGACCTCGGAAAGATGGCTGGCGATCTCAGGGGATCGTTTGACGGCCCGATTAACGACGCGAAGAAGCTTCTCGGTGAACTCGCCGAAACAACGTCAACGACGATCACCGGCGTTTACAACTCGATCGCGGCCGGCGACATCGCCGGGGCGATCGACATCCTGTGGTCGGGCGTGCAGGCGGCGTGGCTCCGCGGGCAGGCGGCGATCATGGGGGTAATCGATCCGTTTATCACCGGCGTTCTCAACGTCTTTGACTATTTGAAGACGAATGCTGTCAACAACACAGATTCGTTGCAGACGGACTTGGCGGCCGTGTTTCGCACGTTGTCGGCGGTGGTGATGGGAGTCTTTGACAACCTGAAAAACTCGGTCTTGGCGACGTTTGACGCGATCCTCGCTGGCATCAAAACAGCATGGGTGCGAATCCAAGACTATCTGACAGGTGCAACGGACACGCAGCAGAAGGTCGCCGCGATTGAAGCGGACACGAAGGCTCGCGCGGACGAGCGCGGAAAGGCAAATCCAGGCATCCAGAAGAGGATGGCGGACGCTGCCATTGCGAATCAGATGTACGAAGGCGCTGCGATCAGCCGACAGGGTGCCACTCGCCAAAAATCAAACGATCGGATGACGGGTCGTGTGGACGCTGACCGCCAGCGTGCCGCCGACCGCATGGCGGCCGTCGATCAGGCCAAGACGGCTCTCGATCAGAAGGTTGCCGCGACATCCGCACCGGCACCGATCGCCGGCGGCTCCGCAGCAAAGACAAGCACGAGCATCGCCGGCACCTTCTCGGCGACCGCGGTCGGGCAGATGGGCGGCGGCAACGTGCAGAAACAGCAACTCGACGCGCTGCTGAAGATTCAGGCTGGCATCGACCAAGCGAACCGCGTCGGTGGCATCGTCGCATGAGGTGCTGAATGGCTCTGACATGGATCGAAGACAGCAGCTCGAGGTCGTCAACGATCTTCCGTCTCGGACGGAAGGACGCGAGCACCCGAACCCGCGTCTTCAACGTCTTCGGAACCACGAACGAAGACGTGCTGCATGCCGCTGCCAACGTCGCAATCTCGACGAGCTACCCGTACTGGCAGTACCCCGGTCAGCCGACTGTCAAATTGCGTGCCGAGTCCTACGGCGTCGAGTACCAGGGTGACGACTGCTGGAAGGTGACGATTAACTACGAGAAGATCGGGGCGGACGACGCAACGCAGCCGGCACCGCTCAAGCGGGCACGCTCTTTCGACACTTCGGGCGGGACGAAGCACGTCACCGAGTCGGTGACCGGGGCCGACAAGGGTGCCTACGCTGCGGGCGGGGCCACTCCAACGTCTATGGGCGGGGCGATTGGCGTCGATGACAACGGCGTGAACGGTGTCGATGTCGTAGATCCGGCTCTGCAGTGGCAGGAGTCCTACGACGTTCCCTCCAACTACGTCACTTCGGCCTACATCCGCAATCTGGCGATTCTTACCGGAACGGTCAACGACGCATCCTTCCGCGGATTTGCCGCCGGAGAGGTGCTATTCGTCGGTGCTTCCGGCAGCCACGAGTGGGACGACCAGCGAGGGTACGGCCCGTGGTCGCTCTCGTTCAAGTTCGTGGCGTCACCAAATGCCGGAGCGGGGAAGACGCTGCCGGCGTTGACCGTTGACACCATCACCGGCATCGAGAAGGGCGGCCACGACTACCTCTGGATTCAGTTCGCCAAGATAGAGGACTCCGCGAAAGCACAGATGGCCCGCCGGCCGTTCGCCGTCTACGTGGACAAGGTCTACAAGGACGGCGACTTCTCACTGCTAGGGATTGGTGTGGCATGAGCGAAAACGGTCGGCCCGGACGGATTGTGCCAGGTCCGCTCCGCGGGCAGATCAGTGCTCGCGCGTGGAACCGCGCTCAAGACGCCGCAGACATCGTCCTCGGACAGCGATCCGACGGCACGGCTGCCGGCCCGTCCGACGGCCCCAAGCCCTACACCCCGATCCTCGCCAAGAACTCCACCACCGGCACCGTCAACCGCTGGGGCGTCCTCTCCGTCGCCGGCGTGGTCTTCACGCCTTCGGGCGCGACCGGCAACGCCACGCAGCAGTTTCAGGATCAGCCGGTGCTGTCCGGCGGCCTGCCGACTGGCGGATCGTCGTTCGTTGTGGCGGTCGAGCCGATCGCGGCCGGGAGCATCGGGCGGGTCGCGGTGGCCGGCGTCGTCCAGGCCAAGATTAACGTCGTCTCGGAGTCCGACACGTTCGCCACCGCCAAGGACGGCGATCTGACGCAACTCACCTCGGCGGCCAGCGGCGACGCTCAGATCCTCTGGAAGGAAAGCGGAACCGGGGCGGGGAAGTGGGCGCTCGTGCGATTCGGGGCGGCCGGGGCGTCGATCCGGCTTGGGAAGGTGACGGGGACGTGGTCGAAGAACGCGACGGCATCGGTGACGCAGTGGAAGGGCGACGGGTCGTACCAAGTTACCGGGCCGAGCGGGCCGCTGAAGTTCACGGCGATCAACCGGGCACAGACCGTGACGGGGCCGACCGGCGGATTCTGGGTCGGGTGCGAGAGCATCGACGGGACATGGCACCTCGAATGGGCGGAGTGTACGTGATGCTGCTAGGAGGGTCATCGCCGTGTCAGCAGTGCGGATGCGTGTCATGCCAGACCTGCACCCGCACATGCACCGAGCCGCACAGCGGCGCAGCGTTTTCCAAGGTGTTCACGAACTACGTTTCAGGCGTCGAGGCGGGGAATCTAACCGACGGCTTTCTAACCGCAAGCGGCGACAACGACACTACTGATCCGCCCGACGGCATGGACGGCAGCGGCCCATGGATGCAGCAAATAAGCGGTGGGTTCTCCGACGGCGGCAGTTACGGCGGCGGGACTCGGTTTCCATGCGCTTATCGGTTTTCGTTTTGGCGTAGCGTTCGTGGGCTCGGGCTCAATTCGTCAAGCACGTCTACGGCTCTCACCGAAAACGTGATTGAGCTGACCGTTACTGCGGGGGCGATTGTGTATCCCGATGGCACCGTTATCACGCCAGCCAGCGGTACGGTTGTGCTGGCGACGGTGCCGCTTGTGTCGGGTGGTGCCGGTGCGGTCGATCCACGCACCAGCGACGGGACGGTATCGTTTGCTTTGCAGTGCCAGAACGTCGAGACGACGTTCAGCGTTACGGCACGAATCCGGTGGAACGTCCAGAAGCGGCAGCACACGCTGTACGGGATCGTGCGGGAGTGCTACGAGGAGGGGACGCCGTGCGCTACCGCGTGCGACGGCAACCCGCCGCCGGATGTGTTGTATTTGACGATCAATAACTTTTCCACCACTGCCGGGACGTTTGGTGGAACGTACCCGAGCGGGACGTATGCACTGGATCGAGTGGCAGGGTTATGCAATTGCTACGAAGCTTTTATTACAGGCTGCACAGGGTTTAACCCGCTTGGTTCCGGTGGATTTGCGAAAGTGTGCGGCGACCTGTCTTTTCGCAATGCAGTCACCGGGACGGAAGGGTGCGGGCAGTTTATCTTCAGCGACACTGATGCGGCGCTTGCTAGTCCATGTGGGCCAGGAGTCGTTGCAAGCGGAACGCGGCAGTGGGGATGGTATGTCGGCAATACCCAAGACAACGTCCCAAATGCAGTCGGAAACCTCGACTGGGAAGTGTCAGTATGAACTGCGACCTCTCCGCCCCTGACGCGACCTGCCCCCGCTGCGGATTCGTGTCGAAGATCCGCAACGCGATCCGCCAATGCCGCAAGCCGGTGCCGGTGACCTGCGGCCCCGGCTGCCAACTCAAACGCTCGCTGGCATGGTGGGGAATCCGCGACGACGGGAAATGCGGTTGCGATTCCTACGCAGCAAAGATGGACGCCTGGGGATGCGACGAGAGTTTCCGGCGGATCGAGGAGATCGTCGAGCACCTTCGGGAAGCGGCCGGAAAGAAGGGTCTGCCGTTTTTGGCAACGGCGGCACGGATGATGGTGGCACGTGCGATTGAGGCCGCTGAAAAGGAGCTTGCCGATGGCACGCCGATCAGCCACGGTCCACATCGGTCAGAAGAAGTGGAAGATCCGCGTCTGCGCGGTGCCGACTGACCGGCTCGGCGATTGCAACGACGAGACGGGCACGATCCGCGTCAGCGAGAAGCTCGTCGGCGTCGACTTTGTGGAAGTGCTGCTGCACGAGTTGATCCACGCTCGCTGGTGGTGTCTGGACGAGGGCGAGGTGACGGAGTTCGCGGAGGAAGCCGCGGCCGTGCTCGAGGCGTTCGGGATTACTCGGGGGGAGGACGACGATGAGTAAGCAGCCTGTAAGAGGCAAGGCAGCCGGCGACGAGATCACGCCGATCGTCCGCCGAATCGTTGCGGCACATCCTGACGCCCCGGCGCGCACGCTTGCCCGGCGGGTGGTGGAGGAGGCGAACGGGGCACTGACGCTCGAGCAGGCCCGGTCGCGGGTGCGCATCGCCCTCGGGCTCACCGGCGATCTGAAGCGGAAGGAGTCGAAGACGAAGCACCTGCACAGGCCCGCCCGGGCTGCCGGCACGCGCTACCAGATGCCCCCGTCCCAGGCCGAGCCGTGGCTGCCGTTCGACCTCGGGATCACCGGAAAGGTCGGCATCCTGTCCGATATCCACGTTCCGTATCACGACGAGACGGCGCTGCGGGCCGCGGTCGACCACCTCCAGGCACAGAAGATCGACGCGTTGCTTCTCAACGGCGATTGGGCGGACTTCTATTCGATCAGCCGCCACGAGAAGAATCCGAAGCTCCGCAACTTTCGCAACGAGCTGGCGGCCGGCCGCGATCTGCTGAAGTGGATGCGGCAAGAGTTTCCGAACATGCGGATCGTCGCCAAACTGGGGAACCACGAAGAGAGGTGGGAATCGTGGCTATTCCAGCACGCCCCGGAGATTTCCGACGATCCGATCATGGGTATCGACAATTGGTATGGGTTCCACAATTTGGGTATTGAACTAGTAGCAGACAAGCGAATCATCCTCTGCGGCGATCTGCCGGTGTTGCACGGCCACGAAAAAGGCAACGGGATCAGCTCGCCGGTGAACCAGGCCCGCGGGGCGTTCATGCGGCTTCACCACACCGTGCTCGAGGGCCACGGGCACCGCACCTCGACACACTCCGAGCCTGACATGATGGGCTCCGAGACGGTGTGTTTCTCTACGGGCTGTCTCTGCGACATGCGGCCGGCTTACGCACGGCTCAACAAATGGAATCAAGGCGCGGCGGTGGTGACGGTCCACGCCGACCGCTCGTTTGACGTTGAGAACTTCCGCATCCAGGCGGGCAAGGTGCGGCAATCGTGACAGACGACGACCTCGTTACGATCGATCAACGAATCCAGAGAGCCGGCGCGGCGAACTGCTGGACGGGCACATCGGGCACCATTGCCGCCGACGCGAGACGGTTGGTGCGGCACATTCAGGAGCAACGAAAGATGGCAGATGCGTACCCCGTCGATCACATCCTTCAGGGCGAGCGGGAGCTGAAGCACTTCACCGGCGACGAAGTTGAGCCGGAGGCGACGTTGATCGAGGATTCGGAAGGCCCGCCGGTGGCCGTGCAGCTCCTCGACGCGGCCAAGGCCGCCGTCCTCGACCGGCACCGCGTCTACGGTCCGCCCCAGGAGCATTTTCAGAGGACCGTTGGCATGGTCAACAGCCTCTTCGCATCGGTGCTGCGGCGGCCGCTGACAACGTCCGATTGGGCTCGAATCATGCTGCTCGACAAGCTCGCCCGCGATCTCGGGCCGCGGCCCCACCCGGACAACGCTGTGGACCTCGCCGGCTACGCCGCGTGTCTCGCCGAGTGCCAGGCGTCCGTACCCCCTGCCGGCGGCACCCCGTGACACGTAGCGTGGGGGAAGGTGACGCATGATCCAACGGCCGACGCACTGGCGAACCGGCCCGAACGGCCGGGAATCCGTGGCAGCCGCTGGGGACTTCGTGTCGCTGGAGCATCTGCTGCGAAACAGCGAGAAGTCACGGCGCATTACTTCCCGGCCGGAGCGGACGGACGACGAGATCGAGGTGATTTCTTTCCGGCTCGGGATGACGGTCGCGGCGGTGCGGCGAGCGATTGCACGAGGGCGAACGGAGATCACCGATGGCTGACTCTCTCGACGGAATCGTATCCACCACGACCAGCCTGACGCAGACGCAGACGGGCACCGTCGGCAGCTCGACGCGGGCTGTGTCGGCGAACGCCGTCTACCCGCTCAACAGCGTGTCGGGACCGCTTTCCGATCAGCTTTGGGTATCGAATCGCTCTCTGGCGGTCGGGGCGTCCGAGACGCTCGATCTTCTGTCGCTCACCGACACGATCCAGGGTGCAACCGGCATCCAGACAATGCGGCAGGTCCGGCTCGTGCGCGTGGTCAACAACGAGACGACGACCGGCCCGCGGATCGTCGTCGGCCCATCGGGCACCAACGGCTGGGGCCGCGTCGCCGGCGAGGTGGGGCCGGGCGGCGAGCTGCTTGCCGTCCAGCAGACGCACGCCTGGGGCGTGACCAGCACCGAACGTGCCGTGACGATCCGGGCTACCGGGCCGACCGGCTCCGTTGCCTATTCGATCGTGATTGCCGGCACCGCCACCACTGGCCCAGCGGGGTACTGACATGACACCAGACCAACTGCAATCTGCCGTACTCGCTCTGATCGCCGGGGCGAGGCTGAAGGCCGCCGGCGGGCTCACCGTCGCCGAGTTCGGCGCGCTCGTCGTCGAGGTGATCCGCCTGGCGGTCGCCGGGCTCGACACGATCTCCAGCCTCGACGGGGCCGCGAAGAAGGCTTGGTCGCTGGCCTGCGTCGGCTCGCTCTTTGACGCGGTGGCCGATGCCTGCGTTCCGTTCGTCGCCAAGCCGGTCTGGTGGATCGTCCGGCCAGCCGTTCGGACGCTGGTCCTGTCGGCTGCCGGCGGGGCTCTGGAGCAGATTCTGACGCTCACCCGCGCTGCCGCCCCGGAGCCCGTCGCATGACGACCGCCCTCCTCCTCGCCGCGGCTGCGGTGGCCTACCTTCTGTGGAACCGTCCAGCGGTCGCGCCCGCGCTGCCGCAACTGCCGCCACTCACGCCCATCATCCCGCCCGGCATCATGCCGCTGGGGATGCCAGGGGCAGCGGCTGCCGGTGGCCCACATCCGCTCACGCTCCTGGCGATCCTCGCCGCGGGGGCAATGATTGCGTTCTCGATTCTGGAATCTAGAACGTCGCCGCCAGCCCCCGGCCCCGCGCCGGTCGTCGGGCTTGATCTCCGAGGACGGTTCGTGGGGCCGGACGCCGCGACCGACGCTGCGACCACGGCCGCCCTCCTCGAGGAGCTGGCCGGCGCGATCGAGTGGGACGGTCAGCAGACAGAGCCGCGGCTCCGCACCGGGGCAGCGTTCGATGACCTTCGCAGATCCGCCCGCGAGCTGCGGACGCGGGGCGTGTCGCTCGGGGCTCGGCAGCCGGCCGTCCGCGACGAGATCAAACGGTTCCTCGACGCCGAAGCCGGCACCGAGGGCGGGCCGGTCGATGCTGCCAGCCGGGCGAAGTGGGTGCGAGCGTACCGGGCCGTCAGCCAGGCGGCAGCGGAGGCGACCCGATGACCGCACGACAACGCACCGTCTGGACCTGGAGCGCGGTCGGATTCGTGGTCTTCGCGGCCGTCATCGGCGCGCTTGTCGAGCGGGCCACGCACCGGCTCGCCGCTGGCGTGGAGAGCCGGTTCGGGTACACGCCCGACCCGGAAGGGCTCCGTCAGGTGATGGCCGAGTTCGGTCCCGCTGGACGCTTCTCCGCTGCCGGTGCCGAGGCGATCGAGAAGGCCGAGCAGAAAGACACATTCCTTTACCGATCGGCGTACAAGGCTCACCAGGCGGTCTACGGCCAGCCGTGGCTCGTCGGCCGGCAGGGGATCGGTGACTGCGTCTCATGGGGCTGGAGCCACGCGGTCTGGATCGCCCTCTGCTGCGATTGGGAAACCGGCCGGCTCGCCAATCCGCCACCGATGGTGGCGACCGAGTGCATCTATGGAGGCTCCCGCGTCGAAGCCAGGGGCCGTCCGGGGGACGGGCGGAATCCGGTCGGAGGATATTCCGACGGCTCCTATGGGGCAGCCGCGGCGCGGTGGGTGCGAGACTGGGGCGTCATCTTCCGCCAAGAGGTAGGCGGCCACGATCTCCGCGTCTACTCCCCCGACACGGCAAAAGCCTGGGGCGCGTTCGGCAACGGCGGCCAGGGGGACGCGGGCAAGCTCGACGAGATCGCCAAGGTCCATCCGGCCGAGCACGTTGCCGCGGTCGGCACGTTCGCCGAGGCCGCCGCCGCGATCGAGAGTGGCTACCCGGTGGCCGTCTGCTCCGGGCAGGGATTCGGAAACGTCCGCGATGCCAACGGCTTCGCCCAGGCCCAGGGATCATGGGCTCACTGCATGGTGTTCATCGCCGTCCGATACGCCGCCAACGGCTCGCCGGAAGATGGGCTCCTCTGTCTCAATTCGTGGGGCCCGACATGGATCTCGGGACCATCGTGGCCGAGCGATATGCCAGCCGGGTCGTTCTGGGTGAGGCGATCCGTCGTCGATCGGATGCTCGGCGGGGAGAACACGGACTCTTTCGCGGTCGGCAGTGTCGGTGGCCTCGGTCATCGCCCCGTCGACAACGGCAACTGGCTCCAGCCGGCCCCCGCCGCCGCCCGCCCGCAACCCGCCCGCCTGATCGCCGACACGTTCTCCCTCGCCCCGTGAGGCCGCCATGCTGATCGACCGCAAGCTCGTCGCCATCGTCCTCGTCTGCCTCGCTGCCGGCTGGTGGCTGGGCTCCTCGCCGGCATCACCGATCAACCCGACGCCCCAGCGTCCGGTCCTCCAGGCCGTCGGCCGGCTGGCCCGGATCGCGGCCCGGCTCGGGCTGTGGATGGCGATGGTGGCCGAGCCGGCACCGCAGCTCGAGCGGCAGCAGATCGTCAGGAGCCCGGCGGTCGACGCCGCCGGGAATCGGGTCGTTGATCACGGGGAGGGCTGGTGATGACCCTCTACCGCACCATCCTCGCCCTCCTCGCCTCCCTCTCCGCTGACCCCGCGGAGATCGACCGCGAGCCTCCGCGCGCCGCCGCGGCCGTCGCTGCGGCTTATGCAAGTTTCGCCCCCGAAACTTCACCAGCGCCGCCGCCTATTCAAGCCTGCGGGTGTGGGGGGAAGTGCGTCGACGGACGCTACAAGCCCGACGGCAAGATCGTCATGGCGTGCGATAAGGACTGCCCCTGCTCGTGCCGCAAAATCCCCTCCCCCGGACGCTGACGCTCATGCCCGCGGGCGAGTGTCGCTCCGGGGGAGGTGGACTGGCTAGGACTTCTTCGGCCGCCCCATGCCCGGCGTCGCCACGATTTGCCGGACATCCCGCCGGTGGACGAATACGGTGCCGTCGATCTCGACGGACGGGACCGTGCCGGCCTTCACGAGCCGGTACGCCAGGGCGCGGCTGACGCCGGCGAGCGTGGCCGCGGTGGACGGGCGGATGTAGTCGGTGGTGTTGATGCGAGTCATCGCTGACCCTCTGCAATCGATTCCCAATGCCGCAGCTTGTCGGCGTCGAGCGAAAAGGCGTGTCCGATTTCTCGGTGGCTACCGTTGGCGTTTACGAGCCGCCCGCGCAGGCCGTTCTTTGCGCTCATGCGGACTTGGCAGTGACAGGCTCCGCCCTTTGCCTTCTGTGCGTCGCCCTCGGTCCGCTCGACGGCAAGGTGTGGATTGGTTGCTAAGGTGCAAATCGTCTGCCACTTGGCGGTGATCTTGGTCGCGTTCATCGCTCGTTCCTTTTCCTTGAAGTGTGACCCGCCCGGCAAAGTGCCGGGCGGGTGGGGCGGGTCAGGGTCAGGCTTTCTGGGTGATGGCTTCCATCCAATCCCGCAGGGCGTTGTCGCTCGACACGCCGTACTTCATGCCGCGGCGAACCCAGGTCATCGGCATATCGAGCCGGGCGGCCAGCTCGCGGATCGTCACCTTGTTGCGACGCATCTTCTGGCGGATCAGGAAAGCGGTTGTTGCGATCATCGTTCGTTTCCTTGTGGTGTCGTTCTCGTCTGGTGTCAGTATATACGATCGTCCATTGTCGTCAAGTGGGGTGAGGAAAGATTTTTTGGGGGCGGTTTTCCGCGGGGAAACAGCCTATTCCGGCAATTTCCCCCCCCGGCGGCTGGAGTGCCCTTGACCGACCCGCGGTCGTTCGCTAGATTTCTCGCCGTCGCAATTATTGGAGGTGACGGATGGACGGTGGGGAATCGAGGCTGGAGGCCGCACGCAACTTGCTGGACATTTGTTTCGGCGTCGGCCTGTCTGTCCGATCGACTGCGTGGGTGATCCGAGAGAGCGAAGAGCGGGTTTGGCACGAGTGGTCCGTGCGGACCGGCCTCCCCACGCCGAGAGATCCGGCCAGCAGCGTGATCCGTCGTCGAGTACTCGAGGTGCAGCGGGGCTGGACCGAGGACATCCGGCAGCTCGCTCGATACGGCTGCACGCAGAGACAGTCGAGCGCGACCGTAGAATATCGCCAGGCCGAACGGCGAGCAAACCAGAAACAGTACGACCAGACCAAGAAGGCGAAGGCTCAGGAATGGCACTCAGGCTTGATCGACGCGAAGGCCAGTCCATCACCATTCCCGGTGATCGAGCGGCAGACGACGTTGTCGTTCTTGTTCACAGCCTGCGAGGCGACCGCGTGAGATTGGAGATCGTGGCGAACCACGATCAGGCGATTTATCGGACCGAGCTTTACGAAAAGCTCGCGCAACAGGAGACAAAGAATGTCGCAAAACACGATGGCAGGTGATGCGGAAGCGGCCGGCGCGATCGCCGGCATGATCGACCTTTACGGCCGGCGGCTGCCGGAGCGTGGCGAGGCGATCCGCGGCACTACCGCCGGAAAGCGGTGGTCGGGCACGTGCCAGCACTCGGATCAGTTTCGGGTGATCGTCGAGATCGACGACGAGGTGTACATCACCGTTCCACCGAACGACATCGAGATCGACTGACAGGACGGGCCGCGGCCGGAGGCCGGGGTATGGAGCACGCGGAGCGTGTCGTCATGGACGGTAGCCGCTGGCGGTGGAACCGCCGGCGGATCACGGAGGCGGCATGGCAGGCGAAGGCTTGATCCACGTGCAGCGGACGTTCCGGTTCATGCCGGCGCGGAAGCCGGCGGCCGGATCACGCAGGCCAGCCGTGAGGCTTTGTGCGGCCAAGAAGCAGCGGAAGCCGGAGACGCGGGGAGCAAAGCGGGTACGGATCAGAAAGGAAGTCAAGCCGCGGATGGCGGCGTGGCTTCGGCGGATCAGGAAAAACGTGCTGGCCCGTTTGGCACACACGGGAAACATGTACGCCGATCCGCGGCGAGCGGGTGGGAGATCGCTGGCGGGGGATTGTTACGTCGAGGCGGCGTTGGCCGGCGACCCGCGGATCTTGCTTGACACGATCGTCGAGTCGATCTGCGAGTTGCAAGGGGTAGGGCGGGAGGTGGAGGTGGTGGTTCAGCCGGCGGCGACCACGGCTCTGCCGGGGACGCCGGAGAAGGTGGAAGAGATGCGACGACGCCAGGAGCGTTTCCAGGCGTTGCACTGTGATTGGGACGCGAAGAGGAGTTAACGGAGATGGCTTTGAAGATCGAACGAGGGCGGCGGCACACGCCTGTTAAGGGTGTTCTCGGTGGCAGCGGAGGCGTCGGCAAAACGACGCTTGCAGCCGATTTTCCGTCGCCGGTGATTCTTGATACGGAAGACGGATCGAATCACCTCGACGTTGCTCGGGTGCGAATCGGCTCGTGGGACGAGCTGCGGGCCGCGGTGGCTGAGATCGGCAGCAAGCCGAGCGAGTTCCGCACGGTGGTCATCGACTCGGCGGACTGGAGCGAAAAACTTCTCACCGAGCAGCTCCTGAAGGACAACAAGTGGTCATCGATTGAATCGGCGGGCTACGGTAAGGGCTACACGATGCTCTGTGAGCATTTTGGCCGCTTCCTCACGCAGTGCGACGCTCTTACCGGGGTCGGGCTGCACGTGATCTTTACGGCTCACACGAAGGTTCAGCGGGTGAGCCCGCCGGATATGACCGATGGGTACGACAGATACGAATTGAAGCTGACCAAGCAGGTGTCGCCGCTTCTTCGAGAGTGGGCTGACATGCAACTTTTCTGCACGTTCGACACCACGATCGTCGAGGGCGCAGACGGCCGAAAGAAGGCGGCAGGCGGGCGGCGGCGTGTCATGCACACCGAGCCTTCAGCGGCGTGGTCGGCCAAAAATCGATTCGGATTGCCGGCAAAAGTCCCGATGGCGATCGAGTCGTTGGCCCCGATCTTCGCCGAGCCGGCGAAGCGGCTCGGCTGGCGTGACCGCGTGGCGGCCGCGACCACGCTCGAGGAGCTGGGCCGGATCGGTGACGACGCCGACCAGGCGGTGAGCGACGGCAAGCTCACGGACGAGCTGCGGGCGAAGTTGGACGACGCGATCGAGGCTCGGCATCTCCAGATCGAAGGAGCCGTGGCATGAAGCTGTACCAAGCTCACGTCTACTCGGACATCAAGCCGGAAGGCGTCTTCGTCCACTTTAGCGCTGCCGATGCTGTGGACGTTCACGGCAAGTTGTACGCCGAGGTCGGCGGAAGCCTTTACGCCGCCGAGGGCTGGCATGAGACGGAAGCTGCGGCCCGCGAGGAGGCAGCTCGCAAAGTGGCGACGATGGCGGCGTCGCTCCTCGCCCAGGCGGTGCGGTTGCGGGACGGAGAGAAACGATGAACGACGAATTGCCGACGGTCGCGGCTCGCGTGCTGATTCGTGCCGAGCGGATTGAGGATCAGGTCCGGCGCGTACCGACGAACGTCGGGCAGCCGGCGGAGATGACGGAGGAAGAGGCACGGGAATACGCGCCGTTGCTCTTGGCGTACCTGCGGCTGGCGATCGCGGAGGGCCGGCGTATGGGAGCGAGTCCGACACCGCAGAATCTTTCTCAAGTGCTGATGTCGGCTCACAACATGATCCTATGGGCGACTGACAATCCGCGGGGTGACGCATGACATATCGAGACGGAATTAGCCGCAAGGCTCAGGCCAAGGTGGACGAGGAGCGATCCGCAGAGCAAGAGCGGCAGGTGAACCGGATCTCCGATCTTGTGCCGCTGGCCCGCAACGGCCAGATCAGCCCAGCGAAGTTCCTTCAGATCACTCGAGACATCTTGAACGGTGACGCCGATCGCGTGGTGCGTGTCGGCAAGGACTATCGACCAGACATTCAGACAGGGGACCAGCGATGAGGGTTCACAACTTCGACGACGGGTTTGAGGCGGCCGCGGCGGCCGGCGGCGGTCCGTCTGGTGGTGATCGGGAGATGCTGCCGGACGGGACGCACAACGTCACGGTCCGTGAGGCTGCCGAGGGGCCGCACAAGTTCCCGGAGAACAACCCCGGCGAGTATTTGCACCTGACGCTGGCTCCCAACGGCTCGTACGGGTTCGTGTGGGTGTCGCTTGGGTCTTCGGCGAAGGACAAGGCATTGGCTGGGTCGCTGGCGACGGCGCTGAACTACACGCCCGACGGCTGGGCCGACGCCGATCCCGTCGAGCTGATCGGCCTCGAGCTGCGTGTCGTGACGAAGCAGGTGCTGCTCAAGAGCGGAAAGACCCGCGTGTTCGTCAACGACTATCTGCCGGTTGAGCGTGCCGACGAGCCGGAGAAGAAGCCGGCCGCCAGGACGCCGGCGCAGAAGATCGCCAAGGACAAGGGTGAGGAGGCCGGCGAGGCCGACGACATTCCGTTCATGTGGATGATGCCGTTCTTGCTGGCGGTGGCTTCGATGGGAGGGCTGGCATGAGCGAAGACGTTTTTCAGCCGGGCATTGTTCCGCTCACCAGCTACGACACAAGGAAGACGCACGACGACGCTCACAGCCCCGCATACAAGGCGCTGGCGAAAGCTCAATCGGAAGGCAAGCTGCGGAAGTTTACGATCGGAAGGCGCGTGTATATCAGCAGGACCGAAGCCGATGAATACCTTCTGTCACTTACTGCCGCCAAGGTAAAGGCTGAGGGCGGCTCTAGGTGCGGAGTTAGCGTCGATGAGAGGCTCCGGGCTCTTGAGAACACTGTAACCGACTTGTGCGTACAGCTTGGTTTTGTTTGTCGTCCGTGACTCATAGGCCCGCCCTGGCCCCGCTTAACAGTCAAAGCGGATTGGGCGCAGCTGCCGGCGGTCTGCACAACACCGGCAATCACGGCGCAGGGCTTTCTCCAGTTTCCCCCGCGGCCGTGAATAACCACTCTCGTGATAGGCACGGAGGCCGATCGTCGCGGCCGGGGTGGGATTGACAGTAACACCCGGCGGCGGGCGGGGATCTAACCAACACCAGACTCGCGTCTGGCTCGGGAAGGCCACGGAAAAAACCGCCCGCCGTCGGGGTATTGTCAGCCGGTAAATACATAGACGTAGGTGTTGTTATGGAGAGAAACGTGATTAAGGAGACGGCCGATGATAAGGGTTTGCAATCGGTGCAACCACGAAAGAAGCGTTTGCGTAACGCTGTGCGAGATGTGCAGTTGTCCGGAGTTTCGGATCGGCCGGCGTCCGACCGTTACACGAACTTCCTTGCCACGAAAGCCCAGGTTGACGGGGACCACGGATTTGACCCCGAGTTCCTGCCCGACTGGATGTTTGACTACCAGCGGGCGCTCGTAACGTGGGCGTGTCGAAAGGGACGGGCTGCGATGTTTGCCGACTGCGGGATGGGTAAGACTCCGATGCAGCTTGTCTGGGCGGAGAATGTCCGCAAGTCGACTGGCAAGCCGGTGTTGATTCTGACCCCGCTGGCGGTGAGCTATCAGACCGTTGGAGAGGCAAAGCGTTTTGGAATCGAGGCGGACAGGGCAGTTGGAGGGAAACCAAACTCCTCAATTGTTGTCACGAACTACGAGCGGCTACACCATTTCAGCCAGGGAGACTTTGGGGGAATTGTCTGTGACGAGTCGAGCATCCTTAAAAACTTCGACGGACAAACTAAGGCGGCGGTAACGGAGTTTATGCGGACGATCCCGTATCGCCTGCTGTGCACCGCGACAGCGGCCCCGAACGATTACCACGAGCTCGGGACGAGCAGCGAATCCCTTGGATACCTTGGTTACCAGGACATGCTTTCTCGGTTTTTCAAGGAAGACGTGATTAAGGATTATCTCGGCTGGGGAAGGAAGAGCTACCGATTCCGTGGTCATGCAGAGGAGCAGTTTTGGAGATGGGTTTGCTCTTGGTCGAGGGCGTGTCGTAAGCCAAGCGATCTCGGTTTTGAAGATGGAAAGTTGGTTCTCCCGCCACTTCGAGAACACGAGCACGTTGTCCACAGTCAAAAGAAACGCTCCGGGCTGCTGTTCTCGATGCCGGCGAACTCGCTCCAGGAGCAGCGGGAGGAAAGGCGACTGACGCTGGAGGATCGTTGTATGGCTGCTGCGGATCTTGTCGGCAGTCACCCCGGCTCTTCGGTGGTGTGGTGTCACCTAAATGACGAGGCCGACATGCTTGAGCGGTCTATCTCGGACTGCCGGCAGGTTAGCGGATCGCAGTCGGAGGAAGAGAAGGAGGAGCTGCTGTTGGCGTTCCAGAGGGGGCAACTTAAGAGGCTGGTCACGAAACCGAAGATCGGATGCTTTGGATTGAATTGGCAGCACTGCCACAACGTCGTCACGTTCGCTTCCCACTCGTGGGAGCAGTATTACCAGGCCGTGCGTCGTTGCTGGCGGTTCGGGCAGACAAGCCCCGTCGACGTTCACGTCGTTGCGACCGAGGGGGAAGTCGGCGTGTTGGCGAATCTCCGCAGAAAAGCAGGGGCGGCGGAAAAAATGTTTGAGGCTCTCGTTACTCATATGAACGATGCGATGGCCGTGGATCACAAGAGGACTTTTACACAAACGGAACAGGTGCCAGAATGGCTTGCACGGAACAAGTAGTCACAAACGATTACGCGATCTACAACGGCGACTGCTGTGAGGTGCTTCAGAGCATCCCCAACGACAGCGTCCATCTGTCTCTCTATTCTCCGCCGTTCGCGGCGGACGGGGCTGGATGCCTTTACCACTACTCGTCAAGTGACCGCGACTTGTCGAACTGCCGGAGCCATCAGGAGTTTTTCGATCACTACGCTTTCGTGGTGGGTGAGATTCACCGGGTGACGATGCCGGGCCGGCTGACGGCGGTGCATTGCATGGACATCCCGCGGAAGTCTTCGCCAGGCGGGCTGGTGGATTTTCCCGGCGAGATCATTCGCCTTCACGAATCTCTGGGCTGGCGTTTCTGGTGCCGTCACTTTGTGTGGAAGGAGCCGCTGGCCGTTCGGCTGCGAACGATGGCAAAGGGGCTGGCGCACAAGCAAGTCGTTACTGACGCTAGCCTCTGCGATGTGGCGTCGGCTGACTGCATGCTCCTCTTTCGAAAGGATGGAGAAAATCCGGTTCCCGTTGCCAATCCTAACGGACTCCTCGAATACGCCGGCGAGCGACAAGTTCCCGAGGAGCTGCTGCCGTTCCGAGGCCACAAGGGCAAGCAAATTGAGAACCGTTACTCCCACTGGGTGTGGAGACAGTACGCCTCTTCGTTTTGGGATGACATTCGGATCGGTCGGACACTGCCCTACAAGGAAGCCCGCGAGGAACAAGACGAACGGCACATGCACCCGCTTCAGCTCGACGTTAT